GAACTAAAGATTTCCCATCTTTCGAAAGCTTTTATAAAAACAGCCCATTCAGTGTGATAGTGTTTTCAATAGATGGTGCTGATTGGATAGAATATGGGGAGAATGTAGAATACCCAACAAACAAGGCCACAACAACTCACGAGCGATTCCTACATCACTTCCTATCGCAATTCGGATGTAGCGAAATAGCATTGCTTGAGGGTTGCTACGATGGCAGAAAAGAATTCTCTTATGCTGTCAGCATCGAACATTTTTATGGTTTTGTTAAAAAGCTTGGTTATGTAACAGAGCAACACAGCTACCTATTACTAGAAGTGGCTGATATGATAGAAGCCAATGCAGGTGTATTTGGTACGAACAAAGCGCCCCAAATAGAACTAATCGAAAACAACATAGCACGTACAGGGGATACAATCGCTACCTATAGTAGAATTGGGTTATTATCGGCTGACTTAGATACATGCCTAGGTTGGACGTACTGCAATAGGTCAGAAACTTTCTACGAATTAGTAAAATAATAACAACTACCCTACCTTGTACTATAGCCGCTATGGACTGTCTGCAATCCGTGAAGCTAATCGCAAGAGTAATGAGACAAGATACTATAGGTCAGGCTGTAGTACTAGGTAGGGTATGAGTACGCCTGTATTCATTCACATAATTTTGACAAAAAATATTAACAACAAACGGAGAGACTAATGACGAATACTAAACTATACAATTCAATATATAAAACAGTGGAGAACCTAATGACACATAACAAATTATTCAATGAGCGTGATGGCTCAATAGTGGAGGATATGACCCTAGAACTATTAAAGCGTGAATTACATGCGAACGTAGGGGCCCCCTTTCAAGATTGCGTTATCCCGTTTAAATTCAATGGCAAAGATTACGACGCTGATTACTGGCAGGAACGCACGTCAGAGGGTGACATTATCTGGTGCTGTGAGGTCACTGAGTTTGATATCGAAATGAACATGCGCGATTATAACACCGAATTCATGTGGAGTGATTACATAGATAACATAGGAGAGTAATATGTATTTAATACTAGGATATAACAACGAATTCCAAGCGTGGGAACCTGTGAAGTTTAATTTTACTAGCAGAGAATCCGCTAAGGTTTACGCTAGTAAGTTGACAGTAGGTAAAAAGTATGATACCTATAGAGTAATAGAGGAAAAATAAATGTCACTAGGATTTATAATTGAACTTGTAATACTTTCATATATTGTATATGAAGGTGTTAAATATCTTTACAGCTAACCAAAGGAGAACTTATGCGTAAATTAGAATATGAGATTATAGAGGACTATACGTGGTGTATAGATTGCGGTAATTCATTAAACCTTGACTCCATTCCATGTGAAAGGCAAGCAGGAGAGGGAGCGCCCCTATACAAAGGTTACATTTGCCGTGACTGTCAGTTAATGGAATGTGATAAATGTGGTGACGCTACCCTTGACTATTCACTTGAGGATAACCATGTAGTATGTGACTGGTGCAATACAAAAGAAAGGAAATAAAATGGATATAAATATTAAATATAATGCAGTTGAGGAGTTAGCTGAGGTAATCGCTAACCATATCGAAGCGCATGTAATGGAGGATAATAGTAACACGATGTATGAATACCTTCAAATCATGGATAAAATTCATACATTTGCTGAGGATGTTGCCCAAAGTACGCAAGACCTGTTACGGGAAACTGAGCTTGATGTAATGGGTAGCTATATAATACATGATGATATGTATTCAGATGCTAGGTCAATCTTTAAAGAACGTGAGTCTTTAAGAGAATATGAAATGGATTCTTGTGAAGATAAACCTATCAGACGTGCACCGACCTACTTTTAGATAACAATGGAGAGAACTATGCCTAAAATAAATTATGAACACTTTGACGATAAAATTAAACTAACTGCTAACCTTGTCAGGTTAGTAGATATGAACAACCCATCGCTAGCTAAGGAATTCTATGAGGATACTGGTGTCCAATTGATATACGTTAGCAACCCATTCTACGCTTGTTGGGTAGCTATCCCTAACCAACCTTGGTTAGTTGATTTATCAGCTGATATAGATTCGGGCCGCATAAATAGCTACATCGGAATAGAGAGGGCTGAGTCCAAGGATGAGTACTACATACTAGTAGCAGGGAAAGTATCGTCCTTTTTATCTGAAGATGATTTGTATGATATGGATTTAATATGATGTGGAAAGATATGGCTAAGGCCTTAGACTGTGGTAGTAAGCGTAAAATTATGTGCTGTGGTAGCTCACCCTCTGCCCTGATATCTAATAACAGATTCGGTATCAGGTTCCATTGCTTCAGGTGTACTGACTTCAATACCTTTATACCTCATGGTAAGCGTAGTGTTGCTGAGATACTTGCCGCGCGTAAAGCAAGTAATGAACTTAAAACAAGCCTAGCTAAACCACAGCGAGCAATACCCCTGACTGACCCTAGTGTACCTACAGAGGCGCATGCTTGGGTACTACAGTCAGGGTTGCTTCCAGAGGATGCTAGTAGTACTTATGGTATGTCATATGACCCTTACACTAGGCGGGTACTTATACCTCTGGAAAATGGTTTCTTGGCTAGGGCTGTGTTTAATGAACGACCTAAGTATATCAAATCCTCAAAAGCAAGTGTTTATGAGTTACCCGTAAATGACTCGACAGTTGTAGTTACTGAGGATATATTATCCGCTATAAAAGTTAATTCATTAGGATACAGTACCCTTGCTATACTGGGTACGGCTGTATCCCCTACCATTGCAAGTAGGATAGCACGCTATAAAAATATTATTATATGGACAGATAGCGATAAAGCGGGAGATGCTGCTTATGTTAAGTTGCGTAAAAAGTTAGCCCTGTATCCCGTCAGTGTCAGGCGTATAGTAACGGATGATGACCCTAAACTCATTCATAAAAAAACAATAAGAAAATTAATGGAGACTATATGAAAATTAAAATAGATAAACACAGAGATAGCCTATTAGAAAGTTATGCTGTAGGTATGTTAAAAGATTTCTACCTATTAGATACAGAGCAGTCTCCACAAGAGGGATTTGCTAGGGCTTCTAGGGCTTGGGCAGGTGGTGATAAGAAACTAGCACAGAGGCTGTACGATTATGTAAGTCAAAAATGGTTTATGTTTGCCAGCCCCGTACTATCCAATGCCCCTGCAGAAACTAAGCCTAAGGCGTTACCTATATCATGTTTCTTAACTTATGTACCAGATACTGTAGAGGGATTGATAGAACATAGCAGTGAACTTCGCTGGCTGTCTGTTAAAGGTGGTGGCGTGGGAGGCCATTGGGATGATGTTAGAACTGTGTCCGATATAGCCCCTGGCCCGATTCCATTCCTACATACTGTAGACGCTGATATGATAGCCTATAGGCAGGGTAAGACACGTAAGGGGAGTTATGCTGCTTATATGTCAGTACATCATCCTGACCTAATGGAGTTCTTAAATATAAGAGTTCCTACAGGTGACGTTCAGCGTAAAGCTTTGAATATACATAACGCCATCAATATCACTAATGAATTCATGAGAGCTGTGCAGGATGACCTAGAGTATGAACTGAGAGACCCTAAGGATAACTCTGTTAAGGAGAAACTAAAGGCGCGTAAAGTTTGGGAACGTATCATGGAGGTACGCTTCAGGACAGGCGAGCCGTATCTGAACTTCATAGATACTGCTAACAAGTTTTTACCTAGAGCTTTAAGAGATAAAGGACTAAAAATACACGGCTCTAATCTGTGCAATGAGATACACTTACCTACCAGTAAAGATAGAACTGCTGTATGTTGCTTATCCTCACTTAACTTGGAATACTATGATGAGTGGAAAGATACCCCTATAGTAGAAGACCTAGTAACTATGTTAGATAATGTATTAACGTACTTCATAGATAACGCCCCTGATGTGCTTAGTAAGGCTAAGTATTCCGCTATGAGAGAGCGTAGCATAGGGTTAGGAGCTATGGGATTCCATAGCCTATTACAGCAGAAGGGTATCCCTTGGGAAAGTGTAGAGGCTAGTGTAATTAATCATGACGTATTCAGTCTAATTAAGGATAGGGCTGTAGCTCAAAGTAGAGTATTGGCTAAGTCCAGAGGTGAGTATTTAGATGGTGTAGGTACAGGCAAAAGGCACAGTCACTTATTAGCGATAGCCCCTAACGCATCTAGTTCAATTATACTATCTACATCCCCATCTATAGAACCTGTTAAGGCTAATGCTTATACGCATAGGACTAGAGCAGGGTCATTTTTGGTTAAGAATAAATACTTAGAGAAGTTGTTAGAAGACAAAGGCGTCAATACTGATAGCGTATGGACTTCTATTATAACCAATAAAGGTTCTGTACAACATCTGAAATACCTAACCGACGAAGAGAAAGCTGTATACAAAACAGCTGATGAACTTAACCAATCTTGGGTAGTTAGACATGCCTCTGATAGACAGCCTTATATATGCCAAGGACAATCCGTTAATTTATTCTTTCCTAGTGGAGCGAGTAAGGCGTATGTTAATAGGGTACATATACAAGCATGGGCTGATGGGCTTAAGGGGCTATACTATCTAAGGACTGAAAGTACTGCTAAGGCAGAGAATGTATCTGAGAAAGTTGAAAGGGTGGCCTTGAAGTCTGATGACAGAACCATTATATATGGTAAGGACGATTGCCCATACTGTCAATTAGCTAAGGTGGAACTTACGTTGAGAAACATTGATTACGAATACATATCCCTAACGGATATTAATAAGACTGCTAGTGAAGTAACAGGCAGAGATGTTTATACAGTACCCCAGATATACATAGATGGACAATACATAGGAGGATACGCTCAACTGATGGAAACTGAAGATGATGATTGCCTAGCGTGTGAAGGATGAGTACGTCTGCACTTATTCACAAAAATATAACAAAAATTTTTAAGCCAAAAATGGAGAAAATATGTCATTATTAGACTACAGTAAAGCCTACAAGCCTTTCAAGTACCCTTGGGCAGTAGAGCTATCAAAAAAACATGAAGAGGTACACTGGATTGAGGATGAGGCAGAATTATCTGAAGACATTCAAGACTGGAAGACTAAGCTGACCCAGGAGGAGAAAACTTTTATCACACAGGTGCTGCGGATGTTTACACAGGCTGACGTACAGGTAGGACAGAACTATCATGAGATGCTTATCCCTGTGTTCAAGAATAATGAGGCTAGGAATATGTTATCCTCATTTGCAGCTAGGGAAGCTATCCATCAGAGAGCCTACGCTCTACTGAACGATACTTTAGGACTACCCGATGAGGACTTTCATAAGTTTCTTGAGTATACTGAGATGGCTGACAAGATAGCGTTCATGAGTGACAAGACTAGTAATACTTTTCAGGGAACTGCCCTTGCATTAGCTAAGTCTGTGTTTAATGAGGGCCTGTCTGTGTTCGCGTCTTTTGTGATGCTGCTTAACTTCCAACGCTTTGGTAAGATGAAGGGTATGGGTACTATTGTTGAGTGGTCAATACGAGATGAGAATTTGCACGTACAAGGTAATGCAAAATTGTTCAGAGAGTTCTGTGCAGAGCATCCCAGAATTGTAACAGATGAGCTGAAGTCTAAAGTATATCAGATAGCTAGGGATGTAGTGTCTCTAGAGGATAAGTTTATTGAACTGGCATTTAATGGATTAGATATGGAAGGACTAACCGAGAAAGATGTTAAACAGTACATAAGACATATAGCAGATAGGAGGCTGCTGCAATTAGGAATGAAACCTAACTTTAAAGTGAAAGACAACCCCTTACCTTGGCTTGATTGGATATTGAATGGTGCTTCACATGATAATTTCTTTGAGAAACGAGTGACGGAATATTCTACTGCAGGTATGTCAGGCTCTTGGGGATGGGAGACTATAAATGGATGATAGAATGAAAATAATGATTAATGGTTACGCTAGGCACGGAAAGGATGCTGTAGCAGATATCTTAACAAGCTATAACTTTAGAAAGAAAGATGCTTCTATGATTGTAGCAAGAGATATCGTGCTGCATGCGTTACCAAAGAATTACTATGGCTATGGTTGCTTAGAAGACCAGATAATGATGTGTTATCTGGATAGAGTTAAGCGAAGAGAGTGGTGGTACGAATACGTGAGAAACTTTGGTCCTGATAAGCTTACTATTGAGTGCCTAACAGGTGGAGACTTACGTGTAGGTATACGTAGGAGGTCTGAGTTTGAAGCAGTCAAAGAATTATTTGATTTAACTATCTGGGTAGATGCTAAAGGAAGGTTAGGTGAAGAAAACTTAGAGCCTTGGCTTGACATTGGGCCTGGGGACCACGATATAGTAATACATAACAACGGAGATTTAAACGACCTAAGGCATGCTGTAGAATGTGTCATGCGGTCTGTATTAACGGAGTAAACTATGATAGACTTAACATTACTACAGATGCTTAAGTATCGCGGAGAGTTCTTTAGGATTAAAGGTAGAATACCTAACAAAGCCTTGGACCCTCAGACTATACAGATACTTAAGTCCTATGAGACATACTTTAAGAACTGTCCTGAGGCTAAGAGCGTAGATGCTCAAAAGCTGCTTACCATATTCAGAGCTAACAACCCTGACATGGCTGAGGAGACAAGGACTGCTTATGAAGGTATTATATCTCATATAGTTAATGACGTGTCAGAGGAAGAGAAGTCTGGAGTCATGCGTTCCTTGTTAGAGCTGCGTATGGGTACAGATATAGCTAACCTTATTGACAAGTGGGATATGGGTGACGTTGCTAACCTACATGCAGAGCTGAGAGGTGTATCAGATGAGTTCGAAAGAGACTGTGATATAAAGTCGTTAGATTATATAAAGCCTGACCTCAATGAGCTGCTAGAAGATAGTAAAGAAACCTCTGGATATCAGTGGAGACTTGAGAGCCTACGTAAATCACAGCGCGGATTACGTCCAGGTGACTTCGGTATCATAGCAGGTAGACCTGACAAGGGTAAGACTACTTTCCTAGCGTCAGAGCTAACTCACCTAGTAACACAGATACCTGAGGACAAGACCATCCTATGGTTAAACAATGAAGGAAGAGGAGATAGAATATTCCTGAGACTAGTACAAGCTGCATTAGGTAAGCAAGTGTCACAGATACGTAACACTCCTAACCCTATGGAAGCTTACAAGAAAGCTATTAAATCAGATGACCCCTACAAGATTAGAATTGTAGATATACACGGACAAGATACGTATGCAGTTGAGAACTTAATACGTGCTAACGACCCAGCTATTATAGTTTATGATATGATAGATAAGATAAGGGGATTTAAAAGTGAAGCTAGGACTGACCTAGCACTAGAAGAGATGTACTCCTGGGCCAGGGAGATAGGTGTCAAATATGATGCTGTTGGCCTAGCTACATCACAGATAAGTAATGAAGGAGACAACCTTTCATTCCCGTCACTGGGTATGTTAAAGGATAGTAAGACAGGCAAGCAGGGAGCATGTGACTTCCAGCTAATGATAGGAGCTTTAAACGAGCCGTCCTATGAAGGCTATAGATACTTAGGTCTACCAAAAAACAAGCTACGTAGAGAAGGTGCAGCGAGCTGTCCCCGAACTACAGTAGCCTTTAAACCCCAGATAGCACGCTTCGAGGACTTACCTATTGAAGCAGCGAATTTAGATTAGGAGATTAACATGGGTAAAAGAAAAGATTGGACGGATAAAGAATTAGCGGATGCTGTTAAGGAATCTAATGGTAACTTAACTCAAGCAGCTAAGAAACTTAATCATATATACAAGTCCTTTATAAGAGCAGGAGAACGTAGTAAGGTATCAAGGCAGAACCTTCAGACTTGGATTGACCCAAGCGAAGACTTGGCTGAGTTATCTGATAACTTCTCATTACAGAAAACTAATAGAAAGTTAATGCTAACTAACACAAAGCTGCGAAGGAATTTAAAGGCCGCTGAGACGATTGCTGTGACAAAGGATACAGTACTGCTAGAAATCAAAAAAGCTGCTCAGGAAGCATCCTTGAGGTCTCTAGGCCCTATTCAGTTACGACCTAACAACTCTAAGGGTAAGGGTATAATCATTGAACTACTCTTCTCTGACTTACAGATAGGTAAGCTGATGTCTGGGTATGATTCTGATGTAGCCTACCGTCGTGTTCAGGAGTGGATTACTGTAGCAATGCAGCGTATCGAACAGTACAAGACCTTAGGCTACAAGATAGATGGTATAACTCTGGCATTGCTAGGAGATATTATTGAGTCTGATAAGAAACATGGGCTGCAATCTGCCAGAGCTTGTGATATAGGAACAGCTGACCAGATTAAACGCAGCATAGATATACTATATAATGTAGTGCTGCGAGAACTAGCTACAGTGAACGCGCCTATGAAAGTTATATGTATCACAGGGAACCATGACTGGGATGGACACGGATTGTTTATGTTTAAGCCAGGGAGAGAGCAGCTGTCATGGCCGCTGTATCATGCACTGAAAGCTATGTGTGAGATAAGTGACATGGATGCTGAGTTCATTATACCTGAGGGAGCATTCCACGTACATGATATCTATGGAACTAAGGTTCTATATGAACATGGTGTAGGTGTTGGAGCTGGGTATACTCAGATGAAGAACCACCTAGCTAAAAGAACTGACCAGTTAAAAACGTACATCACTCTATTTAGAATGGGTGACAAGCATAACATATGTCAGTTCAATAACAACAGGTATGTAGTTAATGGTGCATTCTTTGGTGACAGTAGACACGGAGAAGAGTACTCAGGTATCGTAGGGTATGATGGTGAACCTGCTCAGATTATGTTCGCCCACGTAAAAAGAAAGGATAACAGAAGAACAACTATCTTTGATAGTTTTGCAATTCAGTTAGGACATATTGACTAATGGATATTTATGACTATATAAATAGTAACCTTGAGAATGAATTAAGAAAGCAAGGGCGCGTTGCCCGTATCTCTGGCATAGGTAGAAAGGATGAGATTATACTATGCGAGACTGAGGCAGAGCCTCTTGAATATCAAATAGAAAAAGTAATACATGACTTAGAATTACAATATAGTAACACATATTTTGTGATAAAAATTTTGGAGGAGTAAATGTACTTAGTGTTCGATAGTGAGACCCAGATACATAAGAAGTATAAGCGTACTGCTAATCCTTTCATACCTGAGAACTATGTAGTAGCTAGGGGATGGAAGAAAGAAGGAGATGCACAGAACTCTGTGCAGTTCTACGAACCTACCCAGGATAACTGGTTAGTGATTGACGATAATGTAACTGTACTAGTAGGACACAACATTAAGTTTGATTTACTTTACGAGATGCAAGCTGGGAACCCGTATCTACGTGAATTCTATAAGCGTGGTGGTAGTATCTGGTGTACGCAGTACGCTGAGTACTTACTGAATGCTATGCAGCGACAGTATCACATGAACTCGATGGATGGTATTATAGAAACATATGGAGGTAGAAAGAAAATAGATGGAATGAAAGCCTTGTGGCAAGCAGGAGTACAGACCGCAGACATTGACCCAGAGCTAGTCAAAGATTATTTGATTGGTACTGAGGCTGAGGGCAGGAACTCAGGCGACATAGGCAACACGGAACTAATATACCTTGGGCAACTTAAATCTGCCCAGACACTAGGCATGACAGAATCATTACGTTTACGTATGGATGGACTTGCAGCAACAACTGAGATGGAATACAATGGGCTTAAGGTATGTACTACCACAGCCAAGAAAGACTTATCACTTCTCAATGACCAACTGAAAGCTGCCAAGAAAGACCTGAGTAAATACATAGCAGATATACCTGAGGAAGTAGGATTCAAGTGGTCCTCTACCGTATGTAAGTCTGCTATAATATATGGTGGTTCAATACGCTACCGTGTACGTGACACCTACTTAGACGAGAAGACAGGTAAACTAGCAAGACTCAAGGCTACAGAGAAGTGGCCCCTAGTTAATGCAGTACCTGTAAAACCAGAGCTGCTAGGTACACAAACACAAGATGTATTTCTGTCAGGCAAGAACAAGGGCAAGCTTAGGTTCAAGAATGTAGCTGTGAAGGGAGAGCTAAAGACTAAGCTACAAGATAGATACTATGACTTGCCAGGATATGTTAACCCTACTGAGGTGGGCGCTGAGAAAACTAAGAACACTGATGGCAGGGGTAATGTACTTTACTCAACTGATTCAGAGACAATGATTATGTTAGGTAACTCAGACGTACCCTTCCTTAAAGCGTTAGCTGAGAAGATTAGATTAGACAAGGAGATAGGTACTTACTACGTGACTGTAGATGGTAATGGTATCATGAAAGGTATGCTGACTTGCGTAAGTCCTGAGGATAATGTCCTACACCACATGCTTAACCATACTACTACAGTAACAAGCAGACTATCTAGTTCTAATCCTAACTGTCAGAACATACCGAAGTCACCTTCGCGTGTCAAAGCTATGTTCGTATCCAGATTCAAGGACGGTATGGTTGGCGAGATAGATTACTCCCAGCTAGAAGTTGTAGTCCAAGGGCTGCTTACTAATGACAAGCAGCTAGTCTCTGACTTGATTAATCGTGTAGACTTTCACTGCAAGCGTGTATCCGCTAAGTTTAATATAGACTACAAGGATGCTGTGAAGTGGTGTAAGGATGAGACTGACCCGAACTACAAGACATGGCAGCCACGCAGACAAGGTGCTAAGGAGTTTAGTTTCCAACGTACCTATGGCGCAGGGGCTAGTACCATTGCACTATCAACAGGTATGTCCATTCAGGATGTAGAAGAGTTGATAGAGGCAGAGAATAAACTCTATCCAGGCGTTATAAAATTTAATGCTGATGTAGAGCGTACAGTTACTGCTAGTGCTGAGGGATTCAGAGACCCTCTCATGGGATACCGAGCATTCAGGAGAGGCGAGTGGCAGTCACCCACGGGTACAATGTATTCATGGAGAACATATGATGCACCTTCCTTTCTCAAGAAGCGTGGTATCATAGACACGTTCAGTCCTCCTGAGCTTAAGAACTATCCTGTTCAAGGCACAGGCGGTGAGATAGTACAACTAGTACTAGGTAAACTATGGCGTTACTTCATGAAGAAAGATAACTGGAATGGTAAAGCGTTCTTAGTTAACACAGTACATGACTGTGTGTGGTTCGACATGGATGCGTCAGTCGCAGAAGAAGTCTTAAAGACTGCTAAAATTATTATGGAAGGAGTACCAACTTATCTAAAGAAACATTTTAACATAGACTGTCCTGTCCCATTTCCTGTGGATGTAGAGATGGGTAGGAATATGTTAGACCTACATCACTTAGAAGCTTAATGCTTCTCTATAGAGAACGTAAGTTTCTCTTAATTAAAACCAATTATTATATACGGAGCTAATATGACTAACTCATTACTAAACGACATTAAAGAACTAGCATCTTCTGGTTCATTAGAAAACCAAACAGTAACTAAATCTGCATACGTAAGACCTGTAACACCTGAGGGTGTAACTACAGCTAGGCTTATAGGGTATGTTGAATTAGGATACCAACCTCAGAGACCTTATCAGGGACAAGAGAAACCTGATGCACCTATGGTAACATTAACATGGGAGCTTAACGGCCCAGCCTACATGAAGAATGTAGCTAAGGATGGGGAAGCTGAGAATATAGTACCAACAATTCATAGAGAAACAATTAAGCTTTCTACTAATGAACGTGCTAAGTACTTTAAGCTGTTTAATAAAATGCGTAGACCTAACTCGGATGTCGTTCACATGGCACAGATGGTAGGGTCAGGATGTATAATAAGAATAAAACATAACACCTCAAAGAAGGACCCTAGTATTAAGTACGCTAACATCTATACTCCTGTAGATGGCTGGATGGTTTCACCACCTATCGAAACATCTGCAGCTACTAATGAGACTAGAGAAGTTCCTGTACCTGCTGCTGTCGGACCATTACAAGTATTCCTTTGGTCTGCACCTAGCATGGACCAGTGGAACTCACTATACCAAGACGGTACATATACCAGAAAGGTTGATGGTGTTGATGTAGAACTAAGCAGAAACTTCGTACAGTTTAAAATACTAGGTGCATCTAACCTAAGTGGTTCTAAGCTAGAGAGTATGCTGATTGAGAACAATGCACTCAAGACTACACTAGAGGCTAAGGCTATATCAGACTCGGCTTACAACAACACTAAGCCTGTTGTAGTAGAGACCCCTGCCCCTGTAGCAGTAGCTGCAGCAGTGGAGGATAATCCTCTAGAGTTACTTGGCCTTGCATAATGACTAACTTGCTAGACCAGATAGACTTCTCTGATTTAGATAACAACGTACACTCTATGGTCCTGGGCGGTTATGCTGCTCAGGTTCCAGGGAGAGTTGCACATATAGATGCTGACTTCATAGCGTATCAAGTAGCCTGTGAGACAAGAGATGAACTCGATGGATTGAAACCCAGGAGAACTCTGGAGCAGATGAAAGAACAAGTCAGGTCTATAGCAGACTATCAAACTAAATTAGTAGGAGCAGAGAGCTATGTATTATATATCACTCCACCAGCCTCAACTAAGGGCGGACGGTCCGATACTGCGGTTGCCAAGGAGTACCAGGGTAATAGGAAAGGACGGGTTAAACCTGAACACCTTGATACCATTAGAGCCTACATGGGTGAATCTTTGCCTTCTAACATCTCCCTCAATCAAGAAGCGGATGATGCTTTATGTCAGGCGATGTATAAGGCAATGGAAGAAGGCAATCCAGACCTTCATGTCCTCTGTTCTAAGGACAAGGATTTAAATATGGCCCCAGGATATTACTGGGATTACAATGAACAACTAGTACTTAACTGTGAAGATACATTCGGATGGATAGGATTAGATAGAAGTAAGAAGTCACCTAAGGTAGTGGGTAGAGGAACCAAGTTCTTCTGGGCGCAGCTGTTAATGGGTGACGCAGCAGATAACATATTAGGATTACCTAGCTACCATGAGAACGGTAGAGACCATAAGTGTGGTCCTGTTACTGCATATAACTTCTTGAAGGATGCTAAGTCAAACATAGAATGCTATGACATAGTAAGAGATTTATATAAAGGAAGTAAACATGAATGGATTAATTGGAGAACTGGTAGCAAGACTACTTGCTATCATAGTTTGTATGGTGATGCTAATAGCCTATGGCTTTTACGTTATCCTGGTGACAGTGTCGATGCTTTTCTACGGGAGACTCTGGAGGAGAAAGAAAAATGAAATACGAGAAACTGAGAACAAGCCAGATAAAAAGCGTGAGAGCTTTACTATTAAAGAAACAAAATAATACTTGTCCTTTATGTGAAGGTAAGATAGGTACAGCTAGGTCAAAGAAGAGACCTGCTTTAGACCATGACCATACTACAGGTATAATACGTGACGTGTTATGTATTAACTGTAATGGTATGGAAGGTAAGATATGGAACCTGCTTAGACGTATGAAGAAAGGAGAGGCTAGAAATATTTTAAGTAAGTTACTTGAATATTACGAGCGTCATGACCATATGCCACATGGAGCTATACTACATCCGACACATTTAACTGACGCAGAAAAGAGAGACAGACGTAACTTAAAGCAGCGCAAGAAAAGAGCTGAGGCTAAAAGGAACAAGTAATGAAAACCATAGGAGAGCAACTAGACTGGGAGCACAACATGGCTACTCGCGGAGTCGAAAGATTCCGCAAGCAGCAAGCTGAAGCTACTGAGTCTAGAGGACACGAGACTTCTGCTGGCAGCAGACTTCTCAAGTCCTACGTCATAACTATATCAGATAGAATTGCTCTTTACTTAGAGGGCAAGCACCCTGACAGTAGACGTAGGAACAAGTTCAGTAAGTTACTGGATACAATAGATACAGATAAGGTTGCTATGATAGCCTTAAGGAATGTTATAGCATCCGTGTTTAAGAATGGTACAGGCATAGCAAGCATATCTATTCAGATAGGTAGGCAGTGTGAGGACGAGCTGCGCTTAACCAAGTTTCAAACAGAGTACAAAGAATACTACGATAGTCTTATACGAGACATGCAGCGTAAGAACATAGCTAACTACAGGCACAAGAGAACTGTACTTACTGCTAAAGGTAAGGACAGAGGATTACTGTGGGAAAGTTGGTCAGAGCAAGATGCCTTTGGTGTTGGTGCTCTGGTTATATCTTTGCTCATGGAAGTGTGTGACCTAGTAGAGCGCAATGATGCCCCTGCTAGTAAAGGCTACATGAAGGGACAATCTATGTTAGTACCTACTCAAGCATGTTTAGATTGGATATCTAATCATGATGAGGTAGTAGAGCTAACTAGTCCAGATAGAATGCCTTGCATAATACCACCAGCTAATTGGATATCGGTAACAGATGGAGGCTTCTGGTCTCCTAACCTACGTAAGAGAACGCCTTTGATTAAGTCTAAGCTTATGAGTAAAGAGCGAGAGATTATGTATGCTGAGGCAGATATGCCTGGAGTATTGAATGCAGTTAACACAATGCAAGCAACTGCTTGGAGAGTTAACACTAGAGTTAAGGCTGTGTTAGATGAGGTATGGGCTAAGAACTTGGGCTGTGGTATGCCACGCTCTGAACCTTATGTATTCCCACCTTGTCCATTAGAAGAGCACCAGATAGCAGCTGAGCTGCCTTACGATAGCCCTGAGCTTGCTATGTTCAATGAATGGAAAGTAGTTACTAGAGAGCTGCATACCCAAGAGAAAGAACGAGTAGCCAAGAACCTAGCTCTCATACGTACTATGAGACTAGCTAGAGAGATGGAGAAGCATGATAACTTCTGGTATGTATACCAGTGTGACTTCCGTGGTAGAGTATATGCAGCTAGTGCTGGGTTAACTCCTCAGGGTACTGACCACAGTAAAGCTTTGATTGAGTTCAGTACAGGTGATGCCTTGACTGATGAGAATGGGCTACGCTGGTTCATGATAAACGGTGCTAACAAGTATGGTAATGATAAGGTAAGCTATGAAGATAGGATTGCTTGGGTACAGGACAACAAAGATTTTATTATAGAATGCGCTAATGACCCTATAAGTAACAGAGGTTTCTGGGCTAACTCAGACAAGCCTTTCCAGTTCCTTGCTTGGGTATTTGAATGTGCTGATATGTTTAAGTTGAGTAACCCTTATGAGTTCGTATCTCACTTACCTGTAGCACTAGATGGTAGCTGCAATGGACTACAACACTTCTCTGCTATGCTATCAGATGAAGTAGGGGGTAAGTCAGTTAACCTATCCCCTAACACTTTACCTGCTGATATATATCAGGATGTAGCTAACGTGTGCTATGCTAAACTATTAGACCGAGCAAAGCTAGGAGAGGCTCCTGCTATCAACTGGCTGAAGGCTCTAGGTCCAAAAGGTATGTCACGTAAGCTACCTAAGAAACCTGTAATGACCCTGCCTTATGGGTCAACTCAACAGGCATGTACTACTAGTATATACAACTACGTGACTGACAATCTTTCAAACAAGTTCGATAAGAATACATTCTTTAAACATTCTATATACCTTAACCCATTGCTATGGGCCTCTATAAACGAGGTAGTTATAGCAGCTAGGGCAGCTATGGATTGGATACAAGAGTGCAGCGTTATACTTGCTAGGAAGAATATACCATTGAAGTACTACAGTCCTTTAGGATTCCCTGTACTACAAGCTACACAGAAGTACAAGTCTAAACAGATACGTACACAAATCAATGGTAACTTACAAGTAAGAGTAGCTACTTACACAGACCAATTAGATACTAGGAAGCAGCGTCAGGGCAGTAGTCCTAACCTAGTACACCATGTGGATGCTTGTCATATGATGATGGTTGTCAATGCGTGTTCAGGTAACGGGGTATCTAACTTCGCTATGATACACGATGACTTTGGTGTACCAGCTAAGTACGCAGCAGACTTACAGAAGAATATAAGGCAGCAATTTGTAGCATTGCATAACTACAACGACGTACTACAAGACTTTAAACAACAACATGAAGACGTTTATAACGTAGAATTACCGAGTTTACCTAGTAGAGGAAGCTTGGATATAACGGAGGTACTTAACTCAGACTACTTCTTTAATTAACTTAGTGCTTCTCTATAGAGATATAACGAAAGGAGGTATTATGTCCTATGCAGATTTATCTAAGGACGACCAAGTACTTACCGCTATAAAATTTATAGCTGTGGGTTCAGAGATACCCTTAGAGTTACAAGAAGAACTAGGTTCTGAATTAGTTTATGAGGTAAGTAATCCTATTAAAGGAGACTAACTTGAAAATAGAATCGAAGACTACAGACGGACACGTTAGCCAGTCGGTTAGACGTATCCTGACATTTATGACTGCACCCTCTACCTTACAACGAGGTGATGGTGAGTTTGGTATAGGCTCTGAACATGCTAAGGCTGAAATAAGAGCTGCATTGTCAGAAGTATTAGGGAGGTATCCATGGTACGAAGGGCCTTAGTATCAGACGTAGACCATATATTAGATATCGCAGAGGTATTTAATGATGACTATGGACTACCAAAAATAAATAGAGAAAGAGCGCGTATAACCTTGTTAGGTTTTATCAAACATGGTGTAGTGTTCTGTTCAGACGCTGGGGCTATAGTAGGCATGACCTACTCAGACCCCTTCAGAGACAGAACCCTGCTGCTAGAAATAGGTTGGTACGCTGATGGTGGAGGAATGACTGGCGTTAAGTTACTTAACACATTCATTAAGGAAGCCAAGAAATTAGAGGTAGATGCAGTTATTATGAGCACCTTAAGCAATAGTGATTTACGAATTGGTAAGTTCCTGGAGCGACAAGGCTTCTCAGTATCTGAAACATCCTATACTCTAGAACTAGGAGGACATATAAAATGTCTATTATAACAGGAATACTTGCTGCAAAGCAAGCTAAGAAAACTAGAAAAGCACAAGAGCGAGCCAACCAAGAGGCAGAGACAAGAGCTATAGAAGCAGCTGCTTTATCTGAGACTCAGGAAGATACTGGTGCGGATATAATATTTGGTGCAGCTAAAGGTGGACGGACGTTACTACGTAGACGCCCGACACAAGGCCCAACAACAGGGCCTAGACCAAGGCTTATGGGATTAGGTGGCTTCGGTGGAGGAGACCCTGGCAGAGGCTATAACAATATGAGGCTGCTATGAGTACTTATCCAAACCCTAAGGGAAACATTGGTCAAGTCTGGATGCAGATGTACCAAGAGAAGGGTGACTTACTGGAGCGCAGTGAAGCTTATGCTAGATGGACTCTAGCTAATATACTTCGTGCTGATAGAGAGACACACCAACAGAATACAGAAATGACTAAAGGTTCTGTGATGATGGGAGCTAAGTGGGTTAATCACTTAGCCAATAGAATAGTAGATGTACTGTTCCCCTTATCCAGACCATTCTTTACTGTATCTTTAACACCTAAAACTAAATTAAAATTAGAACAAGAAAATGGCCCAGACCAAATGGCCGTTGTGAAAGAACAGATAAGAGAAGCTACTACTAGGATAGAAGAAGAGGCTATAAGAAACCTTAGACTAGTAGAATACAGACCTGTAGCTATCGAAGCATGTAAACATCTTATTATTACAGGAAATGCTTTACTTAGAAGAATGCCGTCAGGCAAAAGAATACTGTACTCTATTGACCGCTATGGAATTAGACGTGATATAGAGGGTAATGCCATTGAAGTTGTACTATATGACCGAAAGAAATATTGTACCTTTGACCCAGAAATGCAAGCTATGATTAGAGAAGTGCATCCTAAGGTTAAAGATGATGACAAGATGGAATTATTATCTCACTATAAACTAGAAGCTGATGGACGCTGGTGCTTTAAACAAGAAGTAGAAGGTGTAGCTATAGGTAAACAAGTTAAGTATGTTAAAGAAGACTTTGACTTACTACCGTTAGCCTGGAACTTACCTTCTGGTTTTCATTATGCTACTGGCTTAGTAGAAGATAACTCTACTACATTTCATAAGCTAGATGTAACCACAGAAGCTCTTACAGATATGGTAGCTATCGCAGCTGACATTAAGTTCTTTGTTAGACCAGGCTCTGCCTTAGGTTTACAACTAAGAGAACTCAATAATGCACAGCGCGGTGCTTACTTTGCAGGTAATGCAGAGGACATAGCTGTACCAGAGATTAACTTACGTGGTGACTTAGATACTATAGCTAATATAGTAGCTAAATGGGAAGGTGATTTATCAAGAGTATTCTTATTATCTAATGTACGTGACGCTGAACGTGTTACTGCAGAGGAAATAAGGCTTATAGCTAGGGAACTAGAGAGTTCCTTTGGTGGACTGTATTCTCAATTAGCGTTACAATGGCAACAGAAAGAAGCTGACTACGCTTTATCTAAGATGAAGATAGGCTCTGTAGGAAATCTTGATAGTCAATTCGAAGTACTTGTTACTACAGGTATGGAGAGTTTATCTAGGGAAGGTCAAATTGATAACCTTAGATTAGCTATCAGTGACTTGCAGATGTTAGAAGCTGTACCTCAGGAGATTAGGTCTATATTTAATCCAACTAGATTCGGACAGTTTATCTTTGTAAACAGGGGCGTTGCATTAGCAGACTTCCTGAATACTCCTGAAGAGTTACAAGCTATGCAGCAACAGGAGATGGAGATGGCTGGTAGACAAGCTGAGATAGATACTGCTGCTAGTGTAGCACAACATGCTGGTAAATCAGAAATAGATAATATGGACGGTCAACAATAGGAGAGTATATGACTGATGAAAGTAACCCACATTCAAATGTTTCAACTGAAGAGCGTAAAGCTGCTGAGGTAGCTGAACAAGCAGCTGCTAAAGAAACCCCAGTTGAAGAAGCCCCAATACAAGCTGTGTCAAATACAGAGGCCAAGGATAAACCTGTAGACCCTGAAGCAGATGCAGCTCTAGTAGAAGATGATAAAGAGGAAGCAAAGCCTGACGATGGTGAGGCTCCTCTTGATACACAAGCTTGGGGAGATACAAATAGTGAAGTAGGAAATAGTGTTCTGAGATTAATACAGAACGCTGGAGGAACACCCGAACAGGCGAAGGCATTATTGTTTGACGCTGTACGGGATAATGATATGTCTAAGATAGACAAAGCAGAACTTACTAATTTAGTAGGTGAATCAAATGCTACAATCATTATGTCAGGTGCAGCCTCCTATGCTACAGAGATAGCTGCTAAAAACGTAGAGATAGCTAAAACAGTTAATGAAGCCGTAGGCGGTGCAGATAACTGGGAAGCTATACAGAACTGGTCAGACAACTCTGACTTACCTGATGCAGAGAAAGCAGAGTACAATGAACTCTTATCTGCAGGAGGTGCTAAAGCTAGGTTCGCAGCTACAGAACTATTAAGCAAATATAATGCCGATTCTGGCAACACACAAATTACGGACACAAACCGAGTTGACCCTGATGTTGATACAACTACCCAGTCCGAAGCTATAACTGCACGCGAATATTATAAGCGTATGGCTATGGCAAACCGTAAAGGTCAAGATACAACAGCTATAAAAGCGGCAAGAGCAAAAGGCCGTAAGCTAGGTATCTAACCTATAAACTGGGAATAATCCCACAACATTAAATATAAGGAATTAATATGCCTATCCCTTCAGACTCAACTCACTTGAGTGCTCAGGCTACATCAGAAATGATTGAAGAGTATGCTGGCGCAGTGGATTCACAATTCGCTAAGTCGTCAATCATGCGTGGCTTCGTAAACATAGATAACCTACAAGGTACAGACACAAAGATTAAGCGTCGTGTCGGACGTACTGTTCTTAAGAAGGTAGTAGCTGGTGTAAGACCCGATGCTTCTCCAACTTCATTCGGACGTACAGCCGTAACAGTCGATACGATTTCATTAGCTCGCGATAACCGTGACCTATTGAATGAGTTCCAAACAGACTTTAACGCACGCCAACAGTTAGGTATGGACCACGGTAAAGAACTTGGTAAACTATTTGACCAAGCTCATATTATCGCAGCTATCAAAGGTGCAGCAGCAGCTGCTCCAACAGATGCCGATGGTACTAACTACAACGGTGCATTCGGTGCAGGTTCAACAACTACAATGGCCGCATCTAATGATGACCTAGACCCAACTAAATTCTATGAAGCTATTGCTGCACAGATAACAGCTATGGAAGAAGAAGACATTGACATTGAAGAATGCGTTGTGTTCGTACGTCCAACATATCAAGACGTACTACTTAATAATGACAAATTGCTTAACCGTGATTTCTCTTCAGACAATGGTGACTTTGCAAATGGTACATTCAGAACGCTTAAAGGTGTTCCGATTGTGTCTACTACCAGAATACCAACTGCTGCTATTACTGGCCATGTAATGTCTGACGCTAAGAACTCTAACTTCTATGACGTAACTGCTGCAGAAGCTAGAAGTAAAGCTATCATTATGCACCCTAAAGCTCTATTCGCTGCAGAAACTATACCATTAACTTCTAAGGTATACTACGACGATAAAGAACTTCAGTGGTTCATTGATTCATACTTAGCATTCGGTGTTAACTATGACAGACCAGATTGCGCTCGCGTAGTCCGCTCATTCGACTAAATAATTAACGAGGCTCTCCTGTTTATTCGGGAGGGCCTTTTTTTGTTTTATAGATTCCTGAGCTTTTGCTCTCCGTGGGTTTGGGAATCTTTACAACAAAAAAGAAAGGAACTACTATGCCTACAACGGCCAACATTAAACTGAGTTTAATAAACAGTATGTTACGTACAATAGGTTCTGCTCCCTTAGCTGGAGAAGACACGTCACATCCTGATTACATTACAGCCAATGCGGTGATTGAAGAAGTCATAGAAGATTTCTCAAGTAAACCTCTATGGTTCAACAATTCAATAGAAACCCTATCACAAGATAACGATGGTAGGATTCCAGTACCTACTAATGCTGTAGCAGTAGACCCCACAGATGGGTCTAACCTAGCTGTAGCAGGAAACTTCTTATACAATGTAGATAAGAGGACAGATATTATAGGTAAAGATGTAGAGTGCTACGTCCACAGGGAAATAGAACTAGGGCTTATGCCCAGGGAAGCCATTAAATTTATTAGGGCAGCCTGTAGATTTAAGTTCTATGCAGATGAGGATGGTGGTTCACAGAAGCTACAAGTATATGCACAGGCTGCACAGTTATCAGAGCTAGAACTTAACTCTGTAAACATAGCCCGTATGGATATGAACTTCTTTGCCTCAGGTTCTGGAAGAACATTCTTTATACCTAGACCCTCTAACTATCAACACATTGGTAGTAGTGCTGGTTCAGGTGGAGTTAAAACAATATTTCAAACTAGCTAGGAGAAGTCATGGCTGATACAAATACATTAGGAAGTATGTTGCAAGGTATTAGCCAGCAACCTCCTCACATTAGACGCGATGGTAAGGTAACAGAACAAGTTAACTTAATGTCAGACGTTGTAGAAGGAATAAAAACTAGACCAGGTTCTAA